GCCTCCATTATGAGGCAAAAAAGTGTCTACGAAACCCGGGTCTATTCAACCTGTCTAACGATAAAAAGCCAGATACACAGGGAGCATTTAACAAGCTGATTTCTACGCTTACTCAAACCAACGAAATGACCAGGAATCAGACGAATGCCGTTTCATTACTTGCTGTGGCGATGTTTAATGCCTTAACTCCTGAGCAACAGGAAAAAGTCTTGTCTACTCTGGAATCGACGGCTGCTCTTTTAAATTCTCCATCTGCAATTGCAGGTGTTTCATCAGAAATTCACGCTGAACTTGCGCTTCTTCTCCCTGCTTTTGCAAAGCGTCGCAAACTCTCTTAATCAATGATTCGATTTGTGCACCGATCTCAGTAATTGAATCGGTGCTTTCCGTTGTATTTGGGTCGCAAACTTCAATGTGATGTTCTTCGAACCATTTAGTTACCGCACGCCCATCAGCCGCGCGATAATGAATGTAATAATAGTTGCCGCTTGCTAAGTATTTAGCGCAGGCCTAAACAGCGCCTTTTTTTCCGCTGCTTTTAATTGATACTTGTTGTCCTAATTCGAACTTGAACATAGCTAACCCCGTTATCTGGCTGAGTGAATTCGCCATCACTTAATAAAGTGACGACAGGTAGAAAAAGTTCTATCTGTTACTTAATGACTAAAGCAGTTTTTTAAATAGCCTTGCTAGGGCACTAAATAAGCCTTTGTTCATCTTCTTCGTATAAACAAAAGGCTTACTCATACCTTTAATAAAGCGAACCTTATTCGGTTCCGGTTTAAAGAAACGCCCGTCCGGGCATTCAATCCAGCCGCGTGTATTGCGGTAGTGCGTGACCTGGCAACCATGCTTTAACCGGCTGGCAAGTGATGGAGCATTATCGTTTATATCTTGTACCTGCTACAGTTTCCTACGGGCTTTTAGCTCTACTTCTTCGCAGAGGATGTTATATTCAGCAAGCGTGTTAATTCTTTGCTGCTTTACTTTTATACTCCGCTGACGAATCAAAAATTGAATTGAATACAACGTAAGAACAGCAAAGAGAGAAAGCCCGATAACCATTTCAGTTTTCATAACCTTTTCCATCATTCAGCCTTTCAATGGTTCGCAGTGCTTCCGATAAGGCAAAGTCACGGCCATAGTAATTATCAATGCAGCCGTTAACATCCCGCTTATTTATTAAATACGAATTGCTACGATTAAAAGCATTGCGTGATGATTTGCGGATAGTGAATCCATAATACACATAGGTGTTTTTTCTGACGTGTATCAGCCCCGAAATATTTCCGACACTTGACCCATGCTCAAGGTATCTTTTTCTCATTTTGCAACCCTATTAGCTATTAGCAATGGCATCTTTAAGCATGGCGACCATATTCACTTCAACCTTTCCACCGGCTAGCTCTTTAGGTCGGATGATGATCCTCCTGTCCTTCACCATGGCTCGGCACGTTTCAAAAGGGATGCCAGTTACTCGGGCATACTCCCTTAGGGAAAGATAGGGGGCCAATACGTTTAAATTGATTGTGATGTTTTCCATAGAAACACCTTGATCAGTCCGCGTTAGCTACTTCCATGCCCCGCAAAAAAATCATGCGCGCCATGCTGGAGATCGAACGGCATTCTTTGGTGGCTAACGCCTCAAGTAACGCGCGCTCTTCGGTGGTCAGCCGCATAGGGATAGGGTTGCCAGAAGATAACCCCTTGAGAAGTCGTGATCTTTGGATGTTCTCGTCTTGTGTCATAGTGGTATATTGTGATCTGCTAAGTATCTGTAATTCACATTCTGGTACTCAATCGAGTATCTATCAAGGATTTTTACATGCATTCAAGTTCTGGAGAGCGTCTTAAAGAGGAGCGCATACGCTTAGGCCTAAGCCAAGCGGCGCTTGGCGAAATTGGCGGAGTCAGAAAACAAGCCCAGCTAAACTATGAGAAAGGTGAGCGCAATCCCGATGTAGCCTACCTATCTGCAATTGCAAAATTTGGAGCTGACGTTCAATTCATTGTTACAGGAGTCAGGTCTGCGGAGACCCTTAACGTTGACGAGCAAGAGCTACTCAACCTATTCAGGAAGGCCTCCCTTGCAATCAAAGCTGCTGCACTCGCCGCGCTTACAGCAGGTAATACTGCATCGAATTCAGTGAACATATCGGGTCAAGGCAACCGTGTCGCAGGCAGGGATTTCAACGAAAACAAGAAGTAAGGACGTTTTATGACGGTCAATTCTACTGGTGAGCAAAACCGTATCGCGGGACGCGATTTCAATGAAAACAAGATCCGGATAGATCAATTTGATGGGCGTAATACCATCAATGTTTCCCTTCCAGAGAAGGAAGTAGATAAGCGCCTTCTTGTTAAGGCTCAGCGCAAGGAGCTAAACAGCCTTGTAACGGCTATTGCTGATGCTGATGCTGGCGACAACGAAGCCTTTATTGTCTGGCAAAAAGTTCACGCTGAGATAGGGGTTACTTGTATTGGGGATATGACCGTTAATCAGTATCGGACAACGGTTAGCTATCTACAGGCCATGCTGGACCGGTGCAAAGAAAAAGACGCCAGCAAAGCTCTGGTAAGCCTCCTCCTGCGCAACAGCCAAGATAGTGAAATCAGGCAGAAACTCATTCGCTACTGTCATATTAACTTCGGTACAGGCAGGCTGAATGATTTAACTCGCCCCCAACTCCAGCTCGCTTTGTCATGGTTGGATCAGCATTCCCATGATGACGACCAGTCAACAGCTTTACCGACTATCACACGCCTAAACTTTGTAACCCTTCTGCGAACCTACCCCATAGTGATCTATGGTGCTTTTATCGTAGGCTTTATTGCTGGTGCTTTAATTTTTTTAATAGATAAGGACATTTGATATGAGACACAAAAAATATGCATGATCGGTATTTTTTCACTGCTAACTATTTCATTGAATCTTCAAGCTGAGGAGTTACTGAAAAGACGCAACATCGAACCAGATTTAACATGCGCCAATGGCCCAGCAAAAATCAAAGATTTGTCTGAGTTAAACTTAGTTTTTGGCGATTATAGCGAGGAAGATGGTAATTTAAAAATTATCTTTATGCTGAAGTTTTTAAGGGTGATCGCCCAGATGTAATAAACCATTTGGTAAAAAATCCCTCATATCTAATACTTATCGTGTATTTGCATTCACTAATATTGACAAAATAACTGTTATATCATCAGCTAAGGAGACCAACCTAATTAATAAAACTGAAAGTGAAATAAAATCACCAAAATATACCATTACAAAAAGCAGAGATCAGGCATTAGCAGACTTACGCAAATTCACAAATGCCAAATCCTTCAATGATTTGTTTAAAAATTTTAAGTTTTTTATTCTCTACTACGTTTAAACAATTTTTATATGATGGTCAAGGTGGCATCGGTATTACTAAGTTTTTCGATCAGGTCAAAAAATGACTGTGCGAAAACTTCCTTCTGGCAAATGGCTGTGTCAGTGCTTCCCATACGGACGCGATGGGAAACGCATACGCAGGCAGTTTGCCACCAAAGGTGAGGCACTCTCGTTTGAGCGCCGTACCATGAATAACGCATCCGGCCAGGCGGTTAACGATAATGCGGTAACACTCTCTACTTTCGTTGAGCGCTGGTATGAAATGCACGGCAAAACGCTGACATCTGGCGAAGAACGTAAAGTGAAATTACTGGCCATCTGTGAGCGCCTGGGGGATCCGCTTGCTACCCATTTTGATAAGAACACATTTGCTGTTTACCGGGAAAGACGCTTGAGCGGTGAATGGAATCAGAAGGGGAAGAAGAAACTTAGTGAGGCGACAGTAAACCGCGAGCAGTCTTACCTTCACGCAGTGTTTTCGGAGATGAAGCGACTGGGAGAATGGGAAGGCGACAACCCGTTATCCGGGATCAGACAGTTCAAAGAAGGGGATCAGGAGCTGGCCTTTCTGTATGAAGAAGAGATTGACCGGTTACTGGCGGCGTGCGATCAGTCAGCCAACACAGATCTTGGCACCATCGTAAGAATTTGCCTGGCGACCGGCGCACACTGGAGCGAAGCGGAGAGTTTAAAGCAATCACAGGTTTTGCCGGGCCGTCTGACGTTTACCCAGACCAAAAGCAAAAAGAACCGTACAGTGCCAATTTCCGACCAATTACAGAAAATCCTACCCAAGAAGCGCGGCGCGCTTTTCTCCCCTGCTTACGAGTCATTTAAAGCAGCTCTGTACAGAGCCGGGATTGAACTACCGAAGGGACAGCGCACACATGTCTTACGCCACACTTTCGCCAGCCATTTTATGATGCGTGGTGGCAACATTCTGGTGCTTCAACAGATACTCGGTCATAGCACGATTATGATGACTATGCGTTACGCGCACTTTGCCCCTAATCACCTTGATGCCGCAGTTGCGCTTAACCCATTAGATAACCGTACAAAAGCAAAATAAATGAACCTGAAAAAAGTTGCGCTGCCACCCTGCTGCCATTTTGCTGCCACTTACCAAATTGAAAGCACAAAAAAACCACCTCTTTAGGTGGTTTACAATATCGCTAACAGCTTGTTTTTAAACTGCTTTAAATATGGTGCCCGGGGCGGGACTTGAACCCGCACAGCCTTACAGCCGAGGGATTTTAAATCCCTTGTGTCTACCGATTTCACCACCCGGGCTTGAGTGTAAAGTGGAGGCGCGTCCCGGAGTCGAACCGAGGTGGACGGATTTGCAATCCGCAGCATGGCCACTCTGCCAACGCGCCTAATCTCTACTGACTAAATTTAGAGCGTAAACGAGACTCGAACTCGCGACCCCGATCTTGGCAAGGTCGTGCTCCACCGACTGAGCCATTCCCGCTTAGCAAGCAGATAGTTGGATTAACTCTTTGACTTGCTTTATCTTCTGGCAAACCGAGCTTCCTATCGATGCGTTGCATTCTACTGTTCTCACCAAGCGAGTCAATAAAATTGACCTCACAAAGCATCTGTTTGCTGCTTTTTAAAGCACTGCGATCACCGTTCGAGCAGATCGCCGCGCGCCGCACTGAGATACTGAAACATTGACCAGAAAGTCAGCACTGCTGCGATATATAAAGCGGCCACGCCGACGCCTTCAATCATATCGTTTGGATGCCATAACAGGGCAAACAACGCCAACATCTGCGCCGTGGTTTTCACTTTACCTATCCACGATACGGCCACGCTATTACGTTTACCGATTTCAGCCATCCACTCGCGCAGAGCAGAAATGATAATCTCGCGGGCAATCATGGTGGCGGCAGGCAACGTAATCCACCAAGCATGGAAATATTCCGCCACCAGCACTAGCGCCATTGCCACTATCACTTTATCCGCCACCGGATCGAGAAAGGCACCGAACTGCGTGGTCTGCTTCCAGCAGCGCGCCAGATAACCGTCGAACCAGTCAGTCACCGCAGCGAAAATAAAAATCAACGCACAGGCGAGCGGAGCCCATTGAAATGGCAGATAAAACGCAAGCATAAAGAATGGGATTAACACTACACGAAACAGGGTAAGTAAGGTCGGAATATTAAATGGCATAATTATGCTAACTGTCTGGACAGAATAGAATTTGTCCCTATGTTGCTACATTGCCCCGGGTGTTGCAATGCTTAGTGTTTCAGCGCATGGAAGATTTTCTCCGCCAGCGCGTGTGATATTCCCGGGACGCTGGCGATCTCCTCAACCGAGGCATTAATCAGCGGTTGCAGGCCCCCCATGTACTTAAGCAGCGACTGACGGCGTTTCGGGCCGATGCCTTCGATGGTTTCAAGTGCGCTGGTGTTCTTCACTTTTGCCCGTTTATTACGATGACCCGTAATTGCGTGATTGTGAGAGTCATCACGAATATGCTGGATAACATGCAGCGCCGGGGAGTCCGCCGACAGCGAAAAGCCCTCACCTTCCGTCTCGAGAAACAGTGTTTCCAAGCCTGCCCGACGATCGCTCCCTTTCGCTACGCCGAGCAGCAGCGGGCGATTTTTGTCCCAGGGAACATCCAGCTCGGCAAACACGGTTTTTGCCTGCGCTAGCTGTCCTTTCCCGCCATCGATCAGGATCACATCCGGGATTTTGCTCTCTTCAATCGCTTTGCCATAGCGGCGGCGCAGCACCTGATTCATCGCGGCGTAGTCATCACCGGGGGTAATTCCCGTAATATTGTAACGACGATACTCACTGCGCAGCGGTCCGTTAGCATCGAAGATTACACAGGAAGCAACGGTCTGCTCGCCCATGGTATGGCTGATATCGAAACACTCCATACGCCGGATTGGCGGCAGCTCCAGCGTTTGCGCCAGCGCAGCCAGCCGCTGATGGATGGTGGAGTGCTGCGCCAGACGCGTCACCAGCGCAGTGGCCGCATTGGTGCGGGCCAGCTTCAGGTAGCGGGCACGATTGCCGCGCGGTTTGCTCTGAATCGACACGCGCCGCCCCGCCAGCTCGGTCAGCGACTCCGCCAGCAGATCTTTTTCGGGCAGCGTAAAGTCCAGCAGAATATCTACTGGCAGCGTGCGCGCTTGGCACCCCTGCAGGTAAAACTGACCGACAAAGGTTTGCACCACTTCTGACAGATCGGTGCCGCCCGGCACTTTTGGGAAATAGCTGCGGCTGCCCAGCACTTTTCCTTGGCGGATAAACAGCACATGCAGACAGGCCATACCGGAGTCAAACGTCACGCTTATCACATCAAGGTCGTCGCCCTGGTTAGCGACAGACTGTTTCTCGGTTACCCGGCGCACGGCCTGGATTTGATCGCGCAGCCTAGTCGCTTCTTCAAAGCGCAGATCGTGACTGGCGTTTTCCATACGTCCCACCAGCTGGTTCAGCACCTGATCATCTTTGCCGGACAGGAACAGTCGCACGTAATCAATTTGCTGCGCATATTGCTCTTCCGAAACCAGTCCTGCGACGCAGGGCCCGAGGCAGCGACCAATCTGATACTGCAGGCAGGGACGCGTGCGATTGCGGTAAACGCTGTTTTCGCACTGGCGTACCGGAAAGACTTTTTGCAACAGCGACAGCGTTTCGCGCACCGCATAACCATTTGGAAAAGGACCGAAGTACTCCCCTTTCGCATGCTTGAAGCCGCGGTGACTGGCAAGGCGTGGGTGGGTATCCGCGCTCAGGAAGATATAAGGATAAGATTTATCGTCACGCAGCAGCACGTTATAGCGCGGCTGATAGAGCTTGATGTAGTTATGCTCAAGCAGTAACGCCTCGGTTTCCGTGTGCGTTACCGTTACATCAATTTGCTGAATTTGTGCCACCAGCGCTTCGGTTTTCCGGCTGGCGAGATTACCGCGAAAATAGCTGGTCAGGCGCTTTTTGAGATCTTTCGCTTTACCGACATAGATGACTGTGCCGCCGGCATCATACATCCGGTAGACACCAGGCTGACTGGTGACGGTTTTCAGGAAAGACTTAGCATCAAATAGATCACTCACTACTGATTAACGGCTCCGCATTGAATAGGCCATGACGAATGGCCAGATGCGTTAACTCTACGTCACCACTGATGTTAAGCTTGCTAAACATGCGGTAGCGATAGCTGTTAACGGTTTTCGAGCTCAGGTTAAGCTGTTCGGAAATTTCCGTTACTTTCTGGCCTTTGGTGATCATCAGCATAATCTGCAATTCGCGTTCCGACAAACAGCTGAAAGGCGATTCCGCTTTCTGCGGTTCAAGCTGGCTTAACGCCATCTGTTGAGCAATATCTGAAGCGATGTAGCGCTGCCCGGCGTTCACGGAGCGAATCGCGCTGACCACTTCCTGCGACGCAGCACCTTTGCTCAGGTACCCGAAAGCCCCTGCCTGCATAACTTTCGCCGGCAGCGGGTTCTCCGTATAGATAGTCAGCATGATGATTTTGCTGTCTGGGGCGTAGCGCACAATCTTACGCGTGGCCTCAAGGCCGCCAATGCCGGGCATGCTCATATCCATCAGCACCACGTCGGCACTATTATTACGGCACCACTTCACCGCATCCTCACCACAGTTGGCTTCGCCGACGACCTGGATACCTTTGATATCTTCCAAGATGCTACGAATACCTGCACGTACCAGTTCGTGGTCATCAACGAGAAATACGCTTATCAAAAGATGCTCCCTAGAAGCTTTGTTGAATAATAGGTAATCATGCTGTTTTAATGTGCCGGTTTTGGACGAAGATGCTAGCCATTCCAACATGTATTACCGAACACTGGTTGTAACCTACTGATTTTATGTTATAGATGCTCGCTGTTTTATGGGATCGCAGCATAATCTCTATTTATTCAACAAAGCCCTCCTCAGATGGCTGAGGCGGGTGACAGTAGAGACATTGGCAGGACCGTTATGTTACTACTTTTCCAGCAGTTTTAGAACAAAAATAATGATACATAGCGCAGAAAGAATAATTATCCAGAGCGTTTTATTCGCGTGAAAATCTAACAACATTGCCACTGTATTAGAACAACTATCAGGGCCGGATAACTCGCGGCATCATCAATAGATGCAAATGAAAGTAAATTATTACATATATTACAAATGGATAGATTTATTCGACAGTAGTTTAAATTTTGAAAATTAATAACTCCCCCTTTTCATTCGCCATCCTATTTGGATTTACCCCCGTAGATCCAGATACTTTTTCCCACTTAAATGCGATAGACTTTTCTCGCGTTAGCCGACGTTAATCCTTCAGACTCTGACTCACGCCGCAGTAACGCCCAGACTCGACGATAACCGTAGGTGGGTACCCCGGCAATGATGCGCTGGATACGCATCAGGATTTCCCTATCGTCAGATAAACGTTCTTTACGCCCATCCTGCCAGTCTGGTTGACGACGGGCAGCAACGGATAGCTGCGCACGCGACACACCCAGGACACACCTAGTTCAGCAACACCCTAGTGCAACTTAGCGGTGAGGATTTTTTACGTGAGCTCACCGAGTTTATGCTCAACCGCAT